TGTGGTACCTGAACTGATGGAAACTGTCAACCCGTCCGGCAGCTTGAGCTTCTGCGCTTTAAGCAGCTTCTCGGCAGCAGCCGGACTGACCAACTTCATCTCCACCACTTCAGATTCTTTGAGGTGCTGAAGCAGCGCCGCCTTGGCGTCGGCCTCCTTCACCCACGATCTTGTAGCCCGCTTGGGCACCATCTTCCAGCCCGGTACGGCGCGGCCCTTTTTCAGCATTTCCTCTGCCAGCGCGCGAAGGTCTTTGATCCAATCTTCAAGCAGGTCTGCGCTGTGCAGGTACGCGCCCAGCTTGTCAACGTCGATCTTATCCATCCTAACCGCAATGGCCCGGTCAGCAGCGCCGGTCATCACGGGGCACACCGGCTTGGCCGCACACCAGCGGCAGTGGTCGCCGTTCCTGATGGGTGCGTCCGGCTGCTCGGCCAGTTTGACGGCTTTGACCAACGCCCGCTCAAACTGCTGGATGCGCTCAATGGTGGTTATCCAACGCCGGATTGTGGGCGGCTGGATGATGATTAACTCAACCTCTGTCGCACCATCGAACACCCAATGCGCATCCGGCGTGCGCATGGCAGCAGCGGCGTAGAACATCAGTTGTTCGTTTTCCTCGGCGGGCACCGCTACGCCAGAGCCAAACTTCCAATCCAAGACAACCGCCTTGTTGCCGATGCGGCCCAACAGGTCAGCCGACCCAAACACACCCGGCAGCAAGTCGCCAAAGCCGACGCGCGTTTCGACTTCGTACTGCATCGTCTTGTCGGGGTCTACTTCGTCTAGCAGCGCCAAGGCTGGCAGCAACTTATCTTCGATGAGGTCTTGCGACACGCTGAAGCTGCCGCCGTCTGTGCCCAAGAAGTCACTGATGGCGTCGTGCAGCAGTGTGCCCTGTTCGGCGTCCTTGCTGGTGGGCTGCGGTGGCATTTGGGCTACCAACGCCACTGAGCCTGGGCAGTTGATGACGCGCTTGGCGGTCGAGCCGCCGACGATTTTACTGTGGTTCATCTTCTTCTTCTTCTTTGCTGACAACAAAGCCGTTAGGCATGCTGCCCCAAGACGATCCTCGAACGGTGTTGAAATTTTCGCCCGTAAGAAACTGAGCGTGTTGCAGGATGATGGCTTCGATCTCTGCCAGGGTAAATTCGATTTTCATGACAGTGCCAACTTGATGAAAGAGCCGGAAAACTGGCCCCTTGGTTGATTAAAAAAGACCCGTTTTTTGAGGCTTTCCTCTGTGTGGAATTTGTACGGGGCTTGGCGGCGCACACCGTCAATGACAGCATCTATTACCTGCATGTCCTTGGTGGCCGCAGCTTCCCTCAGTTGCAGTTGCAAGTGCGGGGGGAGCAAAGCGTGGTTCATTTTACTGTCCTGTAGTGTCTACCCGAGATTGGGTGAAGCCATCATAGCGCAAGAAAAATGCTTGTGCAAATCTTTTTTACGGTTATGCTTCGGGCCATGCTTGAAAAACAAATCGAACGCTACCTTGTTGATCGCGTGGAATCGTTAGGGGGCCGCGCGTACAAGTTCACCAGCCCCGCGCACCGAGGCGTGGCCGACCGGATCGTGTGCCTGCCCAATGGGCAGACATGGTTTGTCGAGGTCAAGACCGAGGGCGGCAGGCTATCGCCCTTGCAGCAGGTTTTTATGTCGGACATGGCGCTCATGCGCCAGAAGTATGTGTGCCTGTGGAACAAAGATCAAATCGACGGGTGGCTTGATGAAGTTGCGTGACTATCAAGATACAGCGGCGGACTTCCTGTATGAACACGACCGGGCGATGATCCTGGTACCCGTGGGCGCTGGCAAGACAGCCATCACGCTCACGGCCATGCAGGCTATGCTGAAGGCTGGCGTAGTGGGCCGCTTCTTGGTGCTGGCACCTAAGCGCGTCTGTACGGATGTGTGGCCGGTCGAGCGACCCCTGTGGGCACCCGGTTGCACCTTGGCCGTGGCGGTGGGCACACCGGGCCAGCGTAAGGCGGCGCTGTACAGCGGCGCGCAGATCATCGTGACAAACTACGACAACATCCAGTGGCTCGCTGAGCAGAACCTAGCGCACATTGACGCCATTGTCTACGACGAATTGACACGGCTGAAGAACCCGTCAGGCGCGCGGTTCAAGGCGCTGAACAAGGTCATCCATCCCATAGCCGTGCGCTGGGGCTTGACCGGCTCGTTCACCAGCAACGGTCTTGAGGATGTGTTCGGCCAGTGCAAGATCGTCGATCAGTCATTGCTGGGCCGCAGCAAAGGCGCGTTCCAGCAGCAGTACTTTATCTTGATTAACAAAGAGTACGGCGACTGGACACCGCGCCCAGGCTCGCTGGCGCAAGTGATGGAGCGCATCAAGCCCGCCACCTTCTTGCTGGAGCCGGGTGACTACAAGGACAAGTTGCCACCATTGCACACGGTTGAGTTGCACTGCAACATGGACATGGCTGACTACAACACCATGAAGAAAGATTTTGTACTCAGGGATGTAGTGGCGGTCAACGCGGCTGTCGTGACGCAAAAGCTGCAACAGATGGCTAGCGGATTCCTCTACACCGACACCGGCCCGCGCTGGTTGTCCAGCCACAAGTTTGATCGGCTGGAGGACTTGCTGGCCGAGAATCAGCGGGCCAATACGATTGTCGTGTACCAGTACAAAGAAGAACTGGCCGAACTCAAGCGCAGGTTTTCACACGCGCAGACGTTGGATGATGACCACGCCATTGAGCGATGGAACGCCGGTCAGATCGAGTTGCTGCTGGTGCATCCAAAGTCAGCAGGCCACGGCCTGAACTTGCAGCATGGCGGGCATCATATTGTGTTCTTGTCGCTGCCCTGGTCGCTGGAGTTGTATGAGCAGACCATCGGGCGGCTACACCGCAGCGGCCAAAAGCGTGATGTGTGGTGCTACATCATGCTGACGCACAAGACGGTTGACGAGAAAATCTGGGCCGCGCTGCACGACAAGCGCACCCTGTCGGACATTGCATTGGAGGCTTTGAAATGAAACGGATAGATTTATGGCGGGCGCAGCTAAAGGCGGCGCGGGCTGAGTTGAGGATACGGGACAGACAAGCAAACGCGGCGGTACGTACTGTTGTTAGGTTAACGAAGATCATTATTCAACTGGAGAGCAAAATTGACAATTACATGGCGAAGGCTTAACTCGGAAGTGCGAACACTGAGCGAGGCGCAGGTGTTGGAGTTGTTGACCGAGGAGCGTACAGGCGCGCGGCGTGTAGCGGTCTTGCAGCGCCTGCACCAAAGGTACAACACGTTGCGGGTCAGCCGCGAACGCATTGAGTTACTACGAGAGGCGAAACACATATGACTACCGAAGAACGAATGAGCGCAGCGCAAAAGCTACAGCCCTGCGATGTTTGCAAGCTAGACGCTGACCCCAAAGGGGGCGTGGAGGTCAGGGACAAGTGGCATTGTGCGAAGTGCTGGATGCATTTCTTCAACAAGAGGCATCCGAAGTGAAGTGCCCGCACTGTGACAGCGAGATTAACTCGTTGGTTCTCGAAACCCGAAAAAACGACGTTGACATTTATCGCCGCCGGGTGTGCCCTGACTGCTCCAAGTCCGTCGTGACAAGAGAGTACGCAGACAAATTTCTGAGGATGCCGGTAAGGGTTGGGCGTCGAAAAACACGCCCGACGGACACGCTGATTGTGGTGACTAACAAAAATGTCTTTAACGTCTGGAAATGAAATGTCAAAGTTCTTGAACTGGTCGCACGAAAACTTGGCAAAGTTCGCGCAAGAGGCGACTGACAAGATGCTAAAGCAGAAGCGCACCTCGGCAGATGCTCAAGACGGCCCGCTGGCAGACTGGCGAACGGCGTACTGCGAAGCCGTGGCCCGCCACAACGAAACGCTTGATGAACTGAGGGCGGTGGAGGCAACGCTGCAAAGGATCGCTGACTTGTCGCAGCGGTGGGGAAATGGCTAGAGGTTAAACGCTCTGGTGCCAGCCTTGTCGATGATTAGCGCCTGACGCCGGGGCTTGTCGGCAATACTGATGTGCGTCCAGGAGTCGAACTCACGAATAAGCTGGTCATAGGGTAAACCGGCAGCAATAATTGCCCGCACCACTTGGTCAGGCGTCATCCCAGGCACCCGGATGTCAGCAGCGCAGCCAGTGCGGTGCTGGCTAGTGTCTTTGCTGCCCACTGAGTCATTCACGGCCTTGCTGCGAAACGCGCTGTTCACCATGATCGGTTTGCCGTTCAAGAAGGCCTTGACCTTTTCCAACAATTCAGCTAGCAGCACCAAGTTGCCCATCTCCGCATCGTTGGGCGTGTTGTCAAACTGGCGGTGGCTGGTGGCGGTCAGTTCTTCGAGCGTGAAGTGTTCACTGAGGTTCATTTCTTGCTCAACAAATCGGTCTTAGCTTGCGAGCCAGCAGACGATCCAAAGTAGTAAGCAATGATCCCCGTCCAGGCGGTGCCCAGGCTACCCAGCATCATCAGGATCGCCGGGTTGCTGTTGTCAATCTGCTTAAAAAACATCATCCCCATGATCCCAAAAAAGCCCACGGTCACAGCGCCAGCCAGCATGGGCGGCATCATGCTGCGGGTAGTGGCCTGCATCTCCCGTGCTGACTTCCTATCCTCGACCTCCAACTTTTCAAAGTTCAGGCCAAGCTCTTGCGCCTGCTTTTGCAATTCAATCTCGGCAATCTTGACTTGGGCAATCTGCTCTGCCGTCAGCTTGTTGTTGCTTATCATCTCGCCCACTTGATCGGGGTCAACGCCGATGGCTTTGCTGATGGCAGACACTGCCATCCCCGCCAGCGGCCCACCCAGGGCCGTCGCAATCGTTGGTGCAATCTGTCTGAGCCAGTCCATGCTTTACTCCTGGGGTTGGGATTGTTGCATCGCGCCACGCGCAGCGCCTGAAGTGATGTCGTTGGCAGCATCAGCGACCCACTGGATGCCGTACTTGCGTCCAATTTCAAGCGCGTCTTGAATCTTCTTTTGGTCAAATCCAGCAACGCGGGATTGCACAGCTTGAAAGACCTTGACAGCATCGCTAGGATTGAGTAGCAATTCTTTGAGCCGCGCCTCGGTGGCCTCGGATGCTTTTTTGGCCCAGAATTTACTAAACAATGAAGTTATGGCGTAGGTTGCACCAGACACGGGGTTGTATATGCGCGAAAGAATTTGCTCTGGTGGGATGCCGGTTAACTGCTCAATTGATGTGCGCGGCACAGTTTCACCTTTGAACGCTACATTGGTCAGGTCGCGGGTCATACGATCAGAAACCGTCACAAAGTCTTGCACCTTTTGCGCGTAGGTCGGGCCAAAAACGCGGTTAAACACGGCAGCTTTATTGCGGTCAGCTAACAGAGCGATTGGGTCTGCTGATGTTACTAAGTCATCCAGCATAAACGACCGCACAGCGTTGACGGAATCCTTGTCCGCGCCGTACTGCTGCATAAACTTATTGGTAAACTTGACATCGCCGTACATTTTCGAAACCAAGTCTTGCGGGTTGCCGACACCTTCTTTGCCCAGAATCTGCTCGCCTGCCACACGCTTGAAGTCGGTGTTAAGACGCGCTCGCTCGGCCAGCAATTTCTGCACATCAGTGGTCGCGGCCTGCAACTCGTCACGCAAGCCAGGCACCAGAGAAACACCACCTTCATTCTTCTTTAGCCACTTAGCCGCAGCTTTGGGGTCTAGAACATCGTTTTTGAGCGCGGAATTGGTGAAGCTATCTAAGAAAGCCGAACGCACCAACCGGACGCCATCAGGGCCGGTAGCGTTAACAAACTCGCTAACATTGGACTTGTTGCCAATGATCGCAGGCGCAATCTGTTCGACAAACTTTTTACGGTCTACAGCCGCCAGCGTAGCCGAGTCAAACGGCAAGCCTACTTTTTGTAGGTACGCTTTATCCGCGTTGCGGTAGGCGGCAACAAAATCCGGGTCGAGGTTGTCGATGTGCCCGCTAACGCGCGCTTTCAACTCAGATAACAACCGAATGTCTGTAGGCACATCGGTCTTGCTCAACTGGCGGTTGATTTCGCGCTTGAGCGAATCTAAATCCTCAACTGTAGCGGCGTTAAATTGCACTCCGCCCGGCGTCATTGGCCTGCCTTCAGCAGTTAGGATGACGCTTGGCTCTGTGGTTGCAGGCTTAAACCGTGACTGGACTCGGCTGTAGATAGATGGAAACGTCTTGAATACATCGGACGCGCGCTCACCGGCCACAAAGTTGTAAATGTCATCCACCGATCCAGCAGGCAGTTCAACATTTTTAGCCTTGGCAATGTCAAACGCTTCGGTGTACAGTGGTTTGACTTCAGCGTAGGCCGCTTTCTCTTTCTGCACAACCAAATTAGACACCCGCTGGCCGAATACGTTGGGGTCAACCGACTGGCTTTGGTAAGCGTCGGCAATCTGTTCGTCTAGCGATTTAACGCGCCGCGCCTGCGCCTTGGCTAAGTCTGGGCCGACAGCAGTGACAGTTACTTTTGTTGGGTCGCCAAACAGTCGAATTTGGTTGGTTGCCAACGCTTGTTTGGCGGCGTCGTATTGCGCGCCGTATTGAGCGCGAAACACTGGATCGCGTGCCGACAAATTTTGGATGAAGTTGTTGATGACCGGGTTGTCAGCCAGCATAGCCGACATAGGCAGTTTGACTTCAGCACCGCCGGGGGCTTTAAGAAACACACCTTCCTGCGCTTTAGCCGCGTCGGTCAGGGTTTTCATAAAGTTAGGGTCGGCAACGCCCGCCGCGATAAAAATGTTGCTGATACGGTTATCTACGGCTTTGAGCAACACATCGTCAGGGTCTGTTCCTTTAACTTTAGCCCATTGGCTTTTGGCTAGGTCAAGGGCTTTGCCACCAATCGGCGCAACTTTTAGCGCAGTGCCTGCGCCGTACGCTGCGCCAGCGCCGCCAAACAAACTGCCGATAAAGCGGCCTACACCCGGAAAGCCAACTTTTTCGCCGCCAGCTTCACCCGCCATGCCGCCACCTTCCGCGCCGCTGCCAACAATTGCTTGTTCTGTAGGGCGCATAATGGCTTGCCCCGCCATGCCTAATCGCCTAACACCGGCCAGCGGCGGGAACGCATACGAAAGCGGGTCTGTTGCAGCCTGCAAACCACCGGCCAAAATCCTTTGCCCGCCTGTTTGTGGCTCCGCTCCAGTACCACCAAGCGCGCCCATAATGCCTTTATAGACCGGCTGCTGCGCCTCCGTAAATACTTGCCCAGGGTCGCGCCGGGGTTCAATTGGGGTGGGTCGACGTATCGCTTCGACCAGCCCAGGCAAACCCATGCCTGCCGAACTCTCGCCAAGAAGCGCGCCTAAACCGGCAATTGCACCGGCTGTGCTTGCTGGGCCTTTACGCAGTGCTTCCGCTTTGTAGTCGCCCGTTGGCGTGCCAGCCAACATCTGAAGTGTCTCATCCGATAGCGAAGTAATATTGCCCGCCGCTATGGCTTGTAACTCAACCTCGGAAAGTTTTGAAAAATCGACAGCCATGTTATTTTGCCCTCCCAGCCGCACGACGCGCCAACTCAGCGGTTGCTTGCGCGGCTAAATCAGTACTCACCGCGCCAGGGACTGGTGCGGCGGCGCGGGGAGCCAACTCAGAGAACGTAAGCGCCTCCGTCACTGCGTCTACGTTGTACCCAGGCGAGCGCAGCGCGATCTTACGTTGCTGCTCTACCTCGCTACGCGCTTGTTTGGTCGCAACTGTGCGGATAGCCTCCAGCGTGTTGCGTATTTTCTTTTGTGTATCGGCTGTAGGTGTTGAAGTAAACAGACTAGATAGATAGTCGGCAGTGCCGCCCAGCAGTGACGGGTCAGCGCCAGCAGCCTTAAGCTCTCGCTGGCTCAGATCACCCGCACCCGAGATAGCGCGGGCAAACTGTGTCTGTGCAGCGCGGTAGGATGCAAAATTTCCCGTAGCTAATGAATCGTTGATTGCTTGCAACGCTTGGTCTGTTGCGTTAACGGCTTTAAGCTGCGGTTCAATCGTGCGCTGCACAGCCGCGCGGAAAGCTGGAATATCAGCAAGCGCTTTGTCACCCGGCATTTGGTTTGTAATTACTACCTTATTACCGTCACCCAGTGCTTTAATTTTAGCTTGGACTTGCGTTAACTCACGCGATCCGGGCGGCAAAGTGGTAGCGTATTCTTGCAACTTTTGAATTTCAGTCTTTGTGTCCGTTTTTGGCGGGGTTAGGCGGTTGTATTCAGCCATAAACGCGGCGTTGTACTCCGGCGATCCAACCGGGCCAGCTTGCGAAGCGATGCTTCTAGCGTTGGTTAGCTCATTGGTAGTTGGTTCTCTTGACTCAGCTTTAGTCGTTAAACGAGTCAATTGAGCCTGGAGTTCAGCGGTGTACTCAGGCGATCCAACTGAGCCAGCTTGCAGCGCAAGCGCCGCCGCGTTACGCATTTCGGGTGTGGTAGCTTCGGGGAGTGTAGTGAGCCTAGCCAATTGAATATCGTAAGCCGACTCGTACTCCGGCGACCCCGGCGCTCCGCTCCGCGAAGCCAATTCACGCGCTAACTGAATTTTCTCGGGCGTTGCTTGCGTGCGTTCTCTTGCCGCTTGCGCCAACGATGCCGTCCCCGCAGCCATACGCTGGTACCGTTGGGCCATTTCACTTTCTAGTTTGCGTGCCACATCGGCCGCCTGCATCGCCCCAACAATATCTCCGCGTCGGGCAAGTTCTCGCCCGCCCGCTAAAAGGGATTGCGGATCGCCGTAGTCAATCTGCCCCGCGATCTGCTGGCGCATCGAGATGCGCTGCAACTCCGGGTCTTGCCCGCCCAGAGCGCCGCCTACCGCCCCGGCCAAACCATAAGCACCGCGCCCGATGGCATAGTTGGCCTGCTGGAACGGGTCTAGCTGTACGAACTGCATCGCTTTAGCATCGGCCCGGTCTTGCTGCGCTTGCCGGTAAGAATCTGGCGTGACGCCAAACAGGGATGGAACGATATCAGTTGCCATGATTAGTACTGCCCTTCGCCAAATGTGTTGCTACCGCCACCAAAAGCGCCGTAGTTGTAGCTTGGGCTAAATGCGTTACTCAACCCCCTTTGCAATGCAGGATTTTGACTGCCCTGCATCAAAGCCTGTGCAAACGGATTGTAGGCGTCTGCCCTAGCTTGAGTGCCTGCCGCGTTCATGCCGCCCTGCAACAAGAAATTGCCGCCGCTTGGATTAGCAATCCGACCGCCCAACGCAGACCCCAACTCTAGCGGCTGCTGACCAAGCGATTCAAGGCCGGTAGCACCTTGCAGATAAGCCTGATACGGTGACAGTGCGCTTACCTGCCCACCGTAGCCTTGCGTGAGCAGGTTGCCAGCCGTGCCGAACAAGCCCGCGCCGAAGGCAGTTTGTTGCTGGCCTGCTTGCTGCGCCCCTGCCGCCAGCTGCGCGTCTTGCTGGGCCAGCGCGTTGTAGTACGCTTCCATCTCGGGGCTTGCTGCGCCCAGGCCCGCCGCACCGCTTGGGCGAGCGCCCGTAGCGCCTACCGCCAGACCGCCCCGGCCAGTCTGGAATAGCTGGTTTTGCAGTTGCGCCATCTGGCGTTCGCGGCTGGGGGCTAACAACTCCTGCTGTTGCGCCATGTACTGCTGCGCGGCCTGTTGCGGCGACTGGGCTAGATACTGCTGGCCCAGGCCAAACAGACCCTGCGCCGCGCCCTGGAGTGGGGCAAACTGCTGTTGGGCTTGCTCTGCCTGGGATAGCCCACCGCCAGCCAAACCCATAAACCGATCTTGATAGCCTCGCAAGGCAGGGTCTAGGGTATACCCTGCGCCCGATACCCGGCCATCCGGCCCAGTCTGGAACTGCGACTGCCCGAAGCGTGTCGTTATCCCCAGAGGCCGGAACCTAGATTCTTCAGCGGCAACCCGTGCGGCGTCACGTTGCGCTTGGGCTTGGGCGGCAGCAGCTTCGCTGGCGGCATCACCTTGCATCACTCCGCCCAATAAGCCAAGCCCCCCACCAATAAGTGCTGCTTCAATCCCCATTATATTCTCCTAATGTATAGCTGTCTGCATTGCCCATCAAGGCCTACAAAATCTTTCAAAAACTTAAACCCCACAATGTCAAGAAACTTTGCGTGCTTTCTATCGCAAATTTCGTGTATTGCGTATAAGTCCTGTTTTTGAATATTTATCAAATCCGCCAGCATTTGTTTTCTAACTGTATTTGTCCATCTTACGCAATCGCAGTGGATAAAACAAAATCCCTTGTCGGTCTCAAAAAATAAGGTGTAGTCCTTGCAGACTGCTACCGGAACTTTCATTCAAAGAGGATGTTGATAGTGCCAGAGTCAAACGTGTCAGTACCGCCAATGGTAGTGACGCGAACCCGGTCTAGAGTGCCGCCCAGCGTCACCGCGCCGCCGCCGTTGACCTGCGTGACGCTGCCGGTTGCATACGCGCCAAGCTGCTCAACCCAGGTATTGCTGCCCAGTGCGCTGATGACCATTGACCCATAAAACAGACCAGCTGCGGTAAAACTTCCGGTTCCACCGCAAATGAAAGCGGTCGAAGATGTGGCAAATGTGGTTGCGCTTCCGGCATACCCAGCCGCGCTGTTATAGCCAGAAGTGGCGACAGAGCCTGCGCCGACTTGCACTTGCAGGGCGCTGGTTCCGCTCGTACTCACCCCGTCAAACATTACCGTCACCCGCTTGACCCAGGAAGGGATGCTGGTGAAGTCGATGCTGGTGCCTGAAGTAGAGGCTACGGCGGTGCCAGAGGTAATGACACTAGAGGCCATGGACGAAAGTACGGCCCCGCTAATTGTCGGGCCAGTGCCGCGCACAGTTGCGCCGGTGCCGGTCGAAGTCGTGACGCCCGTACCACCGTTGGTGACCGCGAGCGTCCCCGTTACGCCAGTTGTCATAGGCAAGCCGGTCGCGTTGGTCAACGTACCAGAGCTAGGAGTACCCAAAACACCGCCGTTGACTACCGCAGCGCCAGCAGAGCCTACGTTAACCGCTAGGGCTGTAGCCACACCAGTACCAAACCCAGCAACGCCAGTAGACACTGGCAAGCCCGTGCAGTTTGTCAGCGTGCCAGAGGTAGGCGTGCCGAGAATTGGTGTCGTGAACGTAGGTGATATTAGATCAGCCTTAGTTGCAACCGCAATAGCGATGTTGGCAAACTCGGTATTGATCTCCGTACCCTTGACGATCTTGAGCGGGTTGCCGCTTATAAGCGCGTCTTTGGTGGCGAAATTCGTGGATTGTGTATAGTTACTCATACCGTCTTTCCGTCTTTTGATTGGATTTCAATCCGTTGAATCGACAACGCCGAGCCATTAATGTCAGCCTCGTAGCCCGTCTGCACGATCTTACCGCTGCCCGAAGCAGACACACTCAAAGTTTGCATCGCTACGCCTGTGGAATACTGGGCAATGTTGTACTCAGCAATGCCATACTCGGAAATGCCTTGCGTCGGGATCAGAGCGTTAGCCGACAAGTAGTTAGTGGAAAAATCAAAGCCCCATTTGATAGTGACGTACTGGTTCGTGCCGCCGATCACTACAACCTTCAGTCGCTTAAGCAACGAAGTGACGTTGGCGCTGCCAAGGTCGGCGTTGTTGGTGTAGTACAGCATCCGATAAGACGAGGTATCGTCTTGTGATCCTGAATACTTTGCGATGTAACTTGTTTTGCCCAGCAGCAGATTGCCGTTGCGCCTGGACAGCAACGCTGAAGGCTGGATTGAATCCCAAGTGGTAGCTCTGAGCGATCCATCTTGCAAATTCCCCCGGGTGTCAAAACAAAACACCGCTGCGGCAAGCGGCAGTGTTACTAAGTAGAACGCTTCAGTTTCAGAATAGACCGACTTAATATTTGCAAGCGTTTCGCCTGAAACGGCGGTCATAAAATCACTGCGAACATTTTTCGACAGATCGCCAATCGGAACAGACTTCTCGAGCACAGTCCGGGCAAACGACCGTACACCAGAGTTAGACAAAAACAGAACATCTTTACCCGTGCTTTGAATCGAGTCCCTGGCAATGCACCCAATACCGGCCACGGTGTCAGCCAGCGTTATTGTCGAAGGCGTAGTCGCCCCCGAATACACCAAAATCTGGCGTTGGGCAAAGATGATAAGGAAGTTGTTGTGCGCCGCCAAGCCAGTGATATTGTCCGCACCAGCAGGCCAAACTTGATTGACGTTCAGTGTGCCCGAAGTGCCGCCAGTCCAAACGTGGCCCGACAGCAGATCAGAAAAGGAAACCGTGGTGTTGTCGGTAGTGGTGTCGGCCACCCATAAGCGGCCATAGGCGCTGATGACGATGTTGCCCAAAGGCACCGTTCCCGCGTATCCTACCTTTTCGCTGACGCGCCGAAATGTCGTGGTGCTGACAGCGGGGTCAAAGATCAGCGGGTCATAGCCCTCTTGGAAAAAGTAAGTGATGCCGTTGAGCGAGGCGCACGCCCAGTTATTGGCCGTGATAACCGGGGCAACGCCCCCGCCCCCGTAGGTCAATTCAACCACGGCGTTAGAGCCGTCCAGCTTGAACAACTTGTTGTTGCCCGAGAACAGGATTGTCAGGGTTCCGTCAGTTTGAACTAGCTCATGGATAACGCCGGGGGCATTTGCACCCAAGGTGCCAGCAGATGCGTTAACCCGCGACCAGCCCTTGCGCGAGCCGATACGACCAAACTTGTCGATTACGCAGTTCGTGGCAACCAAAGCAAATCCAGCCGCCAAGTCCGATGGCGAGTCTTGCGTATTCAGCCCAAAGAATCCTGGCGCTGAAATGCTGGCAGTTTGCAGAGCTTGGCTCATATGGCAACAAACTCTTGGTTTTCCGGGTAGCGCGTGCCTTCCAGCGCGATCTGATCGGCCAGCATACCTTTGTATAGGTTGTAGG